CGAATTGCAGCACGAGCAATTCAACTTCAATACGAAGCAGGTGTACTAATCCAAGAAGGTGTTGTTGAAGGTAAGGATCAATATATAGGCCAAGAAGGTGCAAGAGACAACGCCAAAAACTTAGGATACAATTTAACCTATCAACCTGGAGGAATGAAAATATGACTGAAGAAGAAAACCCAATTGAAGAAAAGAAAACTACAACTACAAAATTTGCCGAATGGCTCATGGCTCGCCAAGAGAAAAAAGAAGCAAAAGAAACATCTTTGGAGTCTTTGATGAAGTTTAACGTCTTTCTTTCAATTGCTACATTGGTTACGGTTGCTGGAGCGACTGTTGCAGACTATGTTCTGATGGCTTGGCTTTGGATCTGAATACCCTGGTTATTCTTCTTCGAAGATTGGCGACCAATGATAATTCCTCATGTGGTTGCAATAGCGATTCATAAATTCTTGAGCTGACAAATTAAATCTGCGTATTGTCGCACTGCAGAAAGGACATTCTACTTTGGGAATCATTCTTCTTCCCCCAAGGGATTGCATTTTCTGCAATTGTTTGGACGATCCATGATCCGCAAATATGTCTTGCATATTTTGCAATACCATGATCTCATTCTTCTTCCCCCTGGATATCACAAAAGCAAAACCATACTGTTTCTTCACATTCTGAACATCTGGTAGGATAATGAATGTCGCATGTTTCGATTGGTGTGCATTTACAATTCATTGACGAGGCCTCCAAACAATGTCATCGTCGCAAACAGAACAATATCCAACCCAAGCGTAAGTTCCATCAGTGAACTCTTTCCATTTAGCCAGGACATCAGTTCCACATGTGCGGTGAAACATCTGACGATCTTCTTTGGTCCTTGCAGTCTTTTGTCCATTCTCTAGGACCATCTGACGAACCCATGCACTAAAATTAGGCATCTTCTTTGAGAGTTCGTACGATGTCGGGCATAGCGTTATCATTTTATTCCGCATGAATCTCCGTATTCTCAATTACATATATACATATCTCAGAAAAAAAAACGGGCAAGCCCTATATCCTATGGCTAGTTAGCATCGGGTGGGTGTGTGGGGATGGTAACTTATGTCTGCTTTTTGTAATGGCGCTGAAGATTGGCTCCGCTTCGCTTCGCAAGGATAGTGCAGAATGCTTAAAGACCTGTTATGATAGGTTTGTTTGGAGTGGGGGACATGTCTGACGTTCAGCTAGCAGAGAAAACCCCGCTCCACCTCCGTGATTAATATGGCTACAAAAAAGACCTCAATGTTTACGCTTACCGAACGAATTACAGTTAGTGCTGGTGCAACTGAAACCTTTGCTACGATTGACCTTGGCAGTTATGTCGATGTTGGAGATCGTCAAGCTCTTCAAATTCACTCAGTTGATTACATCTTCCAAGGTACAACACCAGGTGCTGACCTTCAAAGCGATCTAGGTAATGGCAATGAATTCCACTGTCAAGTAACTGACTTAAACCGTGGTGGACTTGTATTCTGCAATGATCGTGCTCTAGTTTCATCTGCTAGTCTAGCAATTGATTCTCAGGGTGGTCGTGACCGTGTAGCTGACTTGTATCCCGACAACTTTGGTAAGGGCTCAGATGATGGTCGATTTGTTGTGAACGATCAACTTTACTGTACTGCATTGGCTACTGGTATTGTTGCAGCTTGTAACGTCACTGTTCGAGTAAACGCTTCAATTGTTTCCCTCAGTGCAAAAGAATTCATGGCAATTGCGATTCAATCAACAGCAGCAGATAACTGAGGTGGACTCAGTGTCTATTGATGAAGTTATCAGATTGCTAAAGGAAATAAAAGACCTGGGCGAGTCTGGTAAAGAAACAGTAAGCAAGGCAAAGTCTACTGCAAAGAAGGCTAAGTCTGTTGCTAAGAAAGTAAAGCGAGCACCAAGCGCGTACAACAAGTACATGAAAAAGAAGCTTGCAGAACTCAAGAAGAAACATCCACGATCTAACCATCAGGTATTGTTCAAGAGAGCTGCAAAGTCTTGGAAGCGTTCCCCAGAAAGAAAGAGGTCGATGAAATGAAGACATTAACAAAACAACATGGCACTTTATCGGCATCTCGAGTAGGACCAGAGTTCACAATAAATCACAATGCTTCAACAGGAGAATGGGAGTTGCTTGATGGAATACTAGGTTATTTCTTATCATCTGGTTATTTTGATTTAGCAGGTATGACACTTCAGGAGAAAACATTGTTCTTCAAGAATGCAATTGTACAAGATTACCTGGCTCCTAGTATTGGTACAGGCGTCGTTGGTGATACCATAGTTGTCATCGATTTAATGACAACAAGTCCATTAGGATCAGCAACAGAAATATTCGAATCTTATGCTGTAGGTTTTGGTTTCCTTGGTTCACATGAAAACTTCGAACAAATAGTGTATGGTCGGTCACAGATTATGTCATTAAATGTTGATGCCCTGGCATCAGACATATTCTCACAGCAGAAGCAAAAGAAGAACCTGAATTCGAATACCTTATGCGACTTAAGAGATCATACGAACTTCAACAGAGCTACGATGAGGATTGATATGTTTCCTTTTTACTTTGTTAGTGACATTATCCCAACAGAAGAGGAGGTCTTTGACTTACTGTTCCCAGCATTGCCAATACCTGTTCCTTACCCTGGTCGAATTGCAGCACGAGCAATTCAACTTCAATACGAAGCAGGTGTACTAATCCAAGAAGGTGTTGTTGAAGGTAAGGATCAATATATAGGCCAAGAAGGTGCAAGAGACAACGCCAAAAACTTAGGATACAATTTAACCTATCAA